CAACATCATTTGGTATGACAACAGAGCCAACACTAGCACTGAAAGATACTCCGGTTAATTCTGCCTCTTGTGAAGATATACCTGATGCAGTCCCTTGTGCGGACGTGATTGATAGACCAGAAACAATTGCCGTATCGTTTGGTGCTACGGCTGTCCCCTGACTTAAAGTTGCATCAAGACCTGTCAGACCGATTGTTAAATCGTTAACCGTTACAGATCCAATAGAACTGGTTATAGATTGACCGCTCAATCCTACCTGCATGTCAACGACAGAAACACTGCCTAGTGATGGTGTAATTGAAAAACCAGTTTCTACTAATACAGGAACAAAAGCTTCTCCTTGAGAAGATGTGATTTCAAAACTTGATGGAGTTATTATAACATCAGGAACATCAACAGAACCAACATCGGCTGACATTGATAAACCGGTTGGAAATATTGTTGCATCTTTGAGTTCGCCCCACTCACCATCGTTCCAAGCCTGAGCACCCCAACCAGTTTTAAAAGTTGTGTCCTCGTTCCAATAAGCTTGGCCCCAGGTAAACCGGCCCCATCCTGAGTTCACCGACATGGTCGGCCTCCTATGCTAATCTGATTATGGCTGCTGAAGAATTGTTTGCAGGAAACTCTATTTTAAAAGTTCCATTACTCGCTGTCTTATCGCCACCAAAAGCTATAACCGCAACAGCGTCAGTCGTTCCTGATCCACCATCTGTTGTCGTATTATATATTAATGCACCATTTGCAGTGAAAGAAGCAGATGAAAAAGTAACATCACTAAAATCTGTGAATGCAGTTGTGCTAGTTAATCCAACTCCAGTGTTAGTTAAAGTTGCTCCACCTGCAGAATATGCAGATCCGGATGTATTTGTAATTTCTTCTGATGTCGAATAGTCTGTTGTAGCAGCACCTAAACTAGCGTCGCTATCATATAATGCGATTTTAAAAGTGTGACCACCTGAAGATTCAAAGCTATGTTTACCTTGTAAAAGTTCTTGTTTAAAACTTGAACATATTGCTGATGATATTGCCATAATTTATCTCCTACGAGTTTGGTGAGGGTATCGGTATTCTGACAGTTCCATCAGTGTAGTCGTCTCTTCGTCTTCTACCGACTTGCTCACTAGCAAACTTCTGTACCTCTTGTTTATATTTATTTTCGTATAATGTCAACATATCCATAGGGCCTTTTAAAAAGCCGTATGCTTCTGATAGACAGCAGTATAATAGCCCGTTTGGAAAATTAAGACTGATATAATTGGTATCATTATTCTCTAAAAGATCTGGCATTTTATTAAAATGAACTCTGAATCTATACGTAGTATTAGGAACTGGAGCTACAAATATTCTACCTGAGTTGGTATCTGCCTCACCTGTGGCACCACCAAACATGGCATAATATTTAGGTTGACCCTGCGCTGCTGATGTTCCTGTAACATCCTGATACTCTTGAAGATATGTTACGTCCTTTTTCTCTAGCCATCTGTTAGGTCCCGTAATCTCTGATCCTGCCGTATCATAAACCTGTATACCTCTTATAAATACAGCTCCTGCAGGACAGTTAATAGATTCTTGTCCAGCAACAAAATTACCTAATTGTTGTTTTCTATCCGCATCGACGGGTACATCTCTGAATATTCTGTATTGTGCGTTTAAGATTATATTCTCTAAAACAGCATCTGTTAAAACATTTGAATCTGTTTCGGTATAACTTCTAATCTGTGTTTTTAATCCTGATGCACTTAACCCTGCCATTATGCTACTATCTCCTGACAAAGAGGACAGGATTTTCTAAATCTTGTATGTCCTGAACAATGTTTTGGTTTTTCCTCATGCACTGGAATCTCTGGTTCTGGCACATGTAAATATAATTCTGCATGTTCATCCATATCCTCTGGACATGCACATTGTTTAATACCAAATAATTTACATATAAAATTTTTAATTTTTTTAATCATGCTGTTACTGTTACAGGTCCTGCTGATGCAAAACCACCTCCTCCTGTCTCGGTTATACTAGATGTTGTTGCAGTTGCAAAGGTATAATTATCATCATTTGTTTTAGTAATTGTGTATCCTGCAGCAAGGTTTATTGTTGCTGCGGCTACTCCTCCAACAACACTTGCATCTCTAAACCTAACCGTATCTCCTGTTGATCTGCCATGATCTGGTTCATTTACAGATATTGTTGTAGATCCATTTGTTGTTGTGAAAGGATTTAAAGGTAGTATTCTTGGAACAGCGGTCTCTGTTCTATCAGGTCTTACATGTCTTAAAGATATAGAATCACCATTCATAGGCTTTGGTTCTAATTGTGGCTGTTTAGGTTCAAATTCTGATATATGAACAAACGATCCATTCCATTCTCTAACCATTTCTTTGTATGGAAATTCTAAACCAGATCTATCTGATATTGCTTTTGCGTATTTACCTGTTGCGTATTTTGCCATTATGATCCTGGGTAATATGCTTTTGGTGTTATGTGTGTGCTAGATGCAGAACCGTCCTCTGCTAACGCTCTTGCAAACTCATCCTCATAAATTAATTTTGTTGCTTGAGTCATTTGTGGCATATATTTCATAGATAAATAATATGCTAATCCTGATACCATGCAGGGTACAAATCTAAACGGCACATCTGTTGCGTTTGTATAATCTCCAACATCCTGTATTCTTTTTATGTAATAAAAATGCATATCTTTAGATGCATTTGTTGAGTCTGGTGTTGGATAAATATGAACTCTAACCTTATCAATAAATCTTTCTACCCAATATTGATTAGGTGTGCCTTTGGATAATTTATTAGAAAATCCTGCGTATGTAGATCTATCCACTTTTGTCATCGGACTATCTGATTGTGTTGTCTGAGTTCTGTTAGATCTTAATTGTGCCTCAAGAACATCGGACATTCCAAATACGTTTGCTGGCGTGGAAACAGCACTTGTTCCATCATCACTAGATCTAAAAAAATCATAGTCCGACTGACCTTCGATTAGATCCATATTAAGTTCATCTACTTCCCAATAGTGAATACCTCTATTACCCCATTCTTGAAATAGGATATTTAAAGTTCTTCTAGCATTTTTTAATTGATAACCAGCAACATTCTGTTGACCTATACGTTCAAAAGCTTCTTCTATTATCTCATCGATAGCAAAAGTTTTATCGAACGTTGCTGTTCCCGAAGTAGTGTTAGCCATTTAAACTCCTAGCCAGTGTAGCCAATAGTAACAGATGTAGTATTTGTTATCGTAGCATGTAAAGTTGTATCGAATCTAATACCATTTCCAGGCATAAAAATATCTAAACCTTCTGTGCCAAAATCAGCTTCAAACACTTTTGCTCCACTACCATCACTACTATTTCTTAAAATTAGTTTAGAACTAGCAACTCCCTCACATTGAATGTAAGTGACTCTACACGGACCAATAGCGGTTGATCCACCAGAAATAGTTTGAACCTGTCCTGTACTAGTTATTGTAGTAAACTTCTGATCTGAACTCATATTTTTCTCCTTAAAATTTAAGCATGGGGCCGAAGCCCCACACCAAATTAATTATTAACTTACTGCTGCACTAAAAGGTGTAGCTAAGTTTCCTGTTCCTCCTGTAAATACCTCAACCGCATATTTACCTGAAGCTAAAACAGTGCATTCAATTCTAGCATGTGTTACGCCGCCAGTTGTGCTTCCGTTTAGAGTTATAGTATCAGAAGTAGATGCTGTCATAAAGCCTTCCATGTTGTCACTTGAATCAGTGTCAACAATAGTAGCCATTCCAGTCATAACGTCTGTTGCGTTTGCAACCTGAACAACTAAATCTCCAGTTTTAGTGATAGAATTTATAATAGTAAATTTAGCACCAACGTTATTTAGGTTTGTTAGATCTGCATCCGGTCCTGCTATACCTGAATCAGCATTAGCATTTGTAGCTGGTAACGTGTAAGTCACCGCTCCCGCTGCATCGTTGTGAATTATTTTTCCAGCATGTGAATCCACCGTAAGTGAAATGCTAGAATCTGCATCTACAACGTTAGCTGGACCTGTATTGATAAATCCTTTTTTAGAAATTACCGGTCCTGCAAATGTAGTTTTTGCCATGATTATATCCTCCTAGTTTTTCGAACATAGTCTCTAGGCCGTCGACTATACGCGTCTATGTTCTGATTAATTGTATAGTAATAAATTTATATACCAGATTTTAGTAGAGCGCAAGAGGGCCTGTAATGTGGATTGGATTTTTCCAACGATGTAGCTTTTTACTAAGTAGCTACAGAAACTTGAGGAGCCGCAGCGTCTATTTTATTTTCTAGATCAGCTTTTTTAGCCTCTGCTAGTTTTATATGGCTAATGACATCTCTAACTTTTCTGTCAATCTTAACCATGTTTAAGGTATATCTACCTTCTTTAAGATGCTCCTGCTCCCATTGAAGATCTAGTCCCTTCTTCTTCGTGTAGAGGGTCTCCAGATGTTGCATTATCGCCTCCATTAATAACCTCCTCATAGGTTATTCTGTTTACCCTTGGATCAAACATTTCTCCAAGATGTTCCCATTTTATATCAGATTTTCCCAATCTGTCAATGATAGCATTTTCTATGTCTATCGGGCCATCTAGAGATTCTATCATAAAATCTGTATAGTAATAATAAGCGCTAATTTGTACTCTAAATTTTTTAAGAGGCATTTTTCCTTTCTATTTTATGATTGTGGCGGGATTGTGTCCC